TGGACGGCAGCGACCGGATCGCGACCGGCTACATCGATGCCTACGAACCGACCGGCGACGCCCGATCGCATGCCGTGACGATCCGCCTGCGCAGCAAGACCGAGGACCTGGTGGATTGCATGCTCGATATCCCGAGCGGGCAGTTCCAGGGCTACACGCTGGGCGCCGTCGCGAATGCCATGTGCCAACCCTTCGGCATCGGCGTCGTACTGCAGACCAATGCGAGCATGGTGGTGCAGGATGCGACGATCCAGCGCGCCGAGACCGTCTATCAGTTCCTGGAGCGCCTGGCGCGCATGAGCGCGGTGCTGCTGACCGACGATGCCATGGGCAACCTGGTGCTCACGCGGACGGGCTCGACCGAGGCCTCCGGCAGTGTCGTCTACGGCCAGAACGTGGGGACCTATCGTGCCCGGCTCAACGTGGCGAAGCGGTTCAGCCACTACATCGTCAAGGGACAGTCCGGCGTCGCCGCCAGCGGATCGGTGCAGACCAGCCAAAGGGCAGTCGCGATCGATCCCGGCGTGCCGCGCTTCCGGCCGCACGTCTCGATCGCCGAGAGCCAGCTCTCGGCCGAGGGGATGCAGCAGCGCGCCAACTGGGAGATGCGCTACGCCTTCGGCCGGGCGACCCTGGCCGACATCGAAGTCGATGGCTGGCGCCAGCCGGACGGAACGCTTTGGGTGGTCAACCAGATGGTATCGGTCGACTGTCCGCCGCTGCAGATCAACGCCGACATGCTGATCGCCGGCGTCGCCTACAAATACGACGGCATGCGCGGCAAGACATGCGTGCTGACGGTGGGACCTCCCGAGGGCTTCACGCCCGATCCTGGCGAGGTTCGCCTTCGTAAATGCCGCGGCAGGAGAGGTCGCGGCGCTCATTCGGGGGTCTGGGAGTTGGACGGTATCGGGAGCGCCAACCAATAATGCTCTCGACGCTTCTCAGCATGATCACGCGCGGCAAGGTCGCCTCGGCGACCGTCGGTGCGCGCACCATCCTGCAGGTGACGGGGCTCGACAATGAGACGTTCAACGGCGTCGAGTTGCTGCTGCCGCCCGGCTATACCGCGCGGCCGGCTGCCGGCGCCGATGTGACAATTCTCCAGTGCAACGGCACGCGCGACCATAAGGTCGCACTTGCCGGCGACCTGGTCGGCGAGGTGCAGGCTGACCTTGAGCCGGGCGAGTTCGGCCTTATCGCGTTTGGCCACCGCATCCTTCTCCGCACGAACGTGGTGCAGATCTATGACAAGACGGGCAGCAGCATCATTCTCGACGGCGTCGGTAACATCACCGCGCGACCTTCGTCGGGTGTGTTCATCGTCGATGGGCCGCTCTCGGTCTCCAGCGGCATGACAGTCACTGGCGCCATCACGGCGACGGGACAAGTCACCGCGGGCTTTGGCACACAGAACATCGGTCTCCTGGGCCTCGAGGTGACCGGCGTCGAAGCCGGAGGCGCCGATAGCGGCGCACCGGTTCCGGGAACCTGACCTTGGACATCCAGATTACCTATGACAACGCGACCGGCGCGGGCGATTTCGCGATCGCCGGTGGTGATCTCGCGATGGACGAGACGCTCGACACCGCGGTGTTGGTCAGCCTGTTCACCGATCGGGTCGCCGATCCTGGCGATACGCTGCCCCCGGGCAGCACCGATCCGCGTGGCTGGTGGGGCGATACCGCCTTTCTGCAGCAGCAGGGCGACAATCCGCCCGACCTCATCGGCAGCAAGCTCTGGCTGCGGGTCAACGGGCTGCTGACGCAGGCAAACTTGAACCAGATGGGCCAGGATGTGCTGCAGGCCTTGCAATGGATGATCGAGGATGGCGTGGCGCAGTCCGTGACATGCCGCCCGGTGCAGACCGGTGTCGGCTCGGCGGCGCTCCCGATTTTCATCACCCGCCGCGTCAATGGACAGCCGGCGACGACGACCTATGACGCCGTCTGGGATGTCACGATGGGCCTCGCCTCCGTCACGCGGCGCTGCGCGTCATGAGCGGCTATTTCAACCGGCCGAGCCTGCAGACCCTCTACGCGCAGGCTGTCGCTGCGTTCCAGTCGATCCCGAACGTGTTGCCGTTCCTGCGCCGCAACGTGCTGGCCATCGAGAGCAAGATCCTGGCTGGGCAAACCGACCAGATGTATGGCTACATGGCGCGCCTGATCGATTGGGTGCTCATCCCCTTCACGTCGCGTGGCGACTACCTGACACGCTGGATGGCCGGGGTCGGCGTGCCGCGCCAGAACGCCGCGGCCGCCGGCGGAGCGGTCATCATCCAGGGGACCGTCGGCATTTCGGTTGGCGCCGGCTGGGTGCTGCAGAACACGACGACGGGCGTGCTCTACACGACGCAGGCCGTGCTCGAGCTGACCAGTGGGATGGACGACGCGGTCTCCGTCGTCGCCACCGCCGGGGGCGCCAGCGGCAACCTGCCGGCGGGCGCCACGCTCACCCCGGTGACCGCGATCGCCGGCGTCTCGGCCACCGTGACTGTCGGGAGCGCCGGCCTCACCGGCGGCTCGGATGTCGAAAGCGATACGGACGGCCAAATCCGGCTGCAGCAGAGGATGAGCTCGCAGCCCATGGGCGGCTCGATCTGGGACTATCAGGTGTGGGCGAAGGATGTCGCCGGCGTCACGCGGGCCTGGATTTTTCCGCTCAACCGCGGCGCCGGCACGGTCGACGTGGCGTTCATGATGGACGGTCGCACCAACCCGTTTCCGCTGTCGGCCGACATCACGGCGGTGCAGAGCTACATCAACACGGTGCGGCCGGTGACCGCCAACTGCCAAGCCTTCGCGCTGACCAGCGATCCGGTGAACATCCAGATCCTCAACCTGGTGCCGCAGTCCGGCACGACGTTGGGGACCGCGCAGGCGAATATCGCGACAGCGCTTGGCGCGCTGTTCACGACGACGACGCCGACGGCGACCTATGGCGACGGCATCATCCCCGGCACGACCGGCGGCACGCTCTTCCTCGAGCAGATCTCGGGGGCCATCGAGACTGCGGCGGGTGTCGGCAGCTTCGATCTCGCAGAGCCCACCGCTGACGTGACGGTCGCCGCCGGGCAGCTCGCCCAACTCGGCTCGATCGCCTGGAGCTGATGCATGAGTGCCACGTTGCCGCCGAACCCCGTGCCGAGCGCTGGACAGGATGACTTCGCGAATGTGCTGGTGCGGCTGCAGCCCCGCGGCCGGATCTGGGACAACGGGCCGGACAGCCTCATGGCGCGGCTGCGCGTCGGCCAGGCGGCGCTCATGGCGCAGTTCAACGGAACGCTTGCGCAACTGACGGAGCGGGAGTCTTACCCGCCGACCTCGGAGTTGTTGCTGCCGGCATGGGAACAAGCCTTCGGCTTGCCGGATCCCTGCACGCCGCTCAATCCGACCATCCAGCGGCGGCAGCAGGCCTTGGCCGCCAGGGTGGCGGCGCAAGGCGGTCTATCGATCGGCGACATCACTGCTATCGCCGCAGCGCTCGGCTACACCATCACCATCACGGAATTCTGGACCGGTAAGTTCGGGATGCCGTTCGGATCGTCTTTCGGAAGCCAGGCTTGGGACTTTACCTGGCAGGTGAGCGCGCCGGAGCTGACGGTCGAATACGCCAAGTTCGGCGAGACGGCATTCGGCGAACCCTACGCGGAATGGGGCAATACCGTCCTGCAATGCACACTCAACCGCATCAAGCCGCCGCAGACAAACTTGATCTTCGTTTATAACAGCTGAGGCATCATGGACAGACTGATTGCCACCAACAGCGTTCCGGAGGGTCAGGCCGATACCTATCCCTCCGCCGGGACGCCGCAGTTCGCGACCGTCGGCAATCCGCTCGCCTCCCCGGCCGTGCCGCCGACCATCATCCCGGCCTACGCCTGGAACATGGTCCAGGAAGAGATGCTGGGGGCGGTGACCGCGGCTGGCTTGACGCCCGACGGCCCGAACTGGACCCAGCTGGTCCAGGCGATCGGTATCATCGGCCAACGCATCACCCCGTTCACGTCATCCGGAACGTTCACGGTTCCGACCGGCGTGTTCATGGTCCGTGCAACTGTCGTGGGCGGCGGTGGCGGCGGTGGCGGCTGCAATAACGCTCAGGCCGCGGCGGGGGGTGGTGCTGGTGGCTTCGCTGTCGGCGCGTTCGCGGTCACGCCAGGGCAAGAGTTCTCGGTCACCGTCGGTGCGTCAGGGAGCGGCGGGTCGGACGCCGGACCGACTGCAGGCGGCACCGGCGGGACGTCGAGCTTCGGTTCTTTTTGTTCGGCAACCGGCGGTGCCGGCGGTCTGGCGAGCGCCGGCACGGGCAACGTCGGCGGCGCGGCG